GGGCGCGGATGCTCGAGGCCACCCGCGAAGCCGCGGAGGTCAAGCGTGCCCTTGCTGCCGAGCGGGCCGAGAAGGAACTAGACCGGCAGGAGATGCAGCGCCTACGGGCCGAGTTCGAGGCCTTGAAGCGTGGCGAGACGCCGAAAGAGGACAAGCCGAAGCTCTTCGATCCATCGAAGCCACGGCCCGAGGACTTCGAAGACTACGAGGAATACCTCGATGCCCGTGAGGAGTGGCTTGATCTGAAGCGCTCGGTGAGGGATCGCGAGCGGGGGCAGCATCTTAGCCGGGAGCGCGCGATAGCCGATGCGGTGAGTCGTTACGCCGCGAAGGTGGAAGAGGCTGGGGTCGGTGAGCGACTGTCCGCCGAGGTCTTGGATCTAAAGCCCGTGTTCGAACTCGACGCGAGCGAGCGCCCGACCGGCGCCAACTACCTGGCTTCGGCTATTCTCGCGAATGTCGATAGCGCTCCGGGCGTGCTTGTGTACCTCTCCGAGCATCCCGAAGTCCTCGAGCGCATATCGGCCTTGACCAGTGTTCATGCCGTACTCCGCGAGGTAGGCGGAATCGAGGTCAAGCTTGAAGGCTCGGCTTCGCCCCCGAAGGAGCCAGGGCGAGAGGTTTCGAAGGCACCGCCACCCGTGAAGTCGGTGCCGGGCGGCTCCCACGTCCTCGACGATGGGGCCGAGTACAAGCCAGGGATGCACTTCGACACCTACGCCTCAGCCAGGCTGAAGCAGATGCGGGCCAAGAGTTGACAGAGCTTAGTCGGGTTATGGTAATCTCGTAAACGTAGTGCCTCAGCCCGCAGGGCCGCCCTGACTGCGGTAGCTGGATTCTAGGGTCGCGCGCGGGTTGTCATCGCTGGCATCAACCCCGCCGAAGCGCCAGCGTGACGAAGGCGACTCTAGGAGTAGCTCCCATGGCAAACACACTCGCAACGCCCGAATGGGTGACCTTCGAAACGGCGCTGTATTTCGTGAACAGCTTGCGTGGCGTGGCACAGTTCAATCGCGAGTACAACGACGAATTCAGGGTGGATGGCGCAAAAGTGGGCGATACCGTCAAGGTACGCCTGCCGCAGCAATTCACGGCCGAGGAAGGCGAAGCTCTGGTGACCCAGAACCTCGTTGACCGCACTGTGAATCTGATCCTAAACCGTAGGCGGCATACCGGGTTTGGTTGGTCCAGCGCACAGGCAACCACCGATCTCGACGAAATTCGGTCCCGGTACGTGCAGCCGGCGGCCGAAACGCTCGCTAACTCGTACGACCGCGTGAGTCTGGCGGACGTGTACAAGAGCATTTACAGTGCGATTGGCACGCTCGGCACGACTCCGACTGCCGCACTGACGTACCTCCAGGCGCGCGTCAAGATTCTGGACCTGGCTGGCCCTGACGAGGGGCTGGTGGCGGTACTCGATCCTCTGGCGAACGCAACCCTCGCCAACGCTACGGCGGCGCTGTTCCAGCCGCCAGCGAAGGTGAGCTCCAACTGGACCAAGGGCCAGTTTGCGGACGAGCAGCTCGGCGTCAGCAAGTGGTTCGTAGACCAGAACATTCCGCGCTACACGTCTGGCGCGTGCACGGCAGCGTCTACTCCGCTCGCGAACGGTGCCGCACAGACCGGTTCGAGCTTCATCACGGACGGTTGGGGCGCGGCCTCGGCCCCCGTGACTGGCGACATCATCACGATCGGCAGCGTCTACTCGGTCAACCCCCTGAGCAAGGAGAGCACCGGCCGGCTGCAACAGTTCGTGCTGACGGCGACTCCGACTGCCGGAACCGACCTTACGCTCACAATCTCACCCTCGATCATCACGTCGGGTGCGCTACAGACCGTCACCGCGTCCCCCGCCGACAATGCGACTGTGACGTATTGGTCGATGGCCGCGGGTGGCACACAGACCGCCACGGTCAGCCCGCAGAACCTGATGTTCCACCCCAAGGCGTTCGCTTCGGTCATGGCCGACCTGGTGATGCCGAACGGTGGGGCGCGTGGCACGCGGGTCAACTCGAAGCAGATCAACATCTCCATGAGGTACGTGGAACAGTTCCAGATCACCACGGACCAGAACCTGAACCGTCTGGATATCCTGTTCGGATCGGCAGCGATTCAGGAACGTCTAGCTTGCCGGATTGTAGGGTAAGGAGGGCACCATGGCAGCTACAGTCTTCAACACATCGACGCTTAGCGTTGCGCTCACGAAGGCCACCAACGACTTCACCGTAGGCTCGACTACCAACATCACGGTAGGCGACCTGCTCGTGATCCGTGATGAGGTGGTGAAGGTCCAGCAGATCCCCGTCTCGGGTCGCGTGAAGGTCATGCGCGGCGTGAACGGCTCTGAGGCTCGCGAGCACGCGAGCACGCAGCGGTTCTTCATCATCGCGAACAACTACGACACCCAATTTAACACCAAGGGGCAGCTGGCCATCGTCGGGGCGTCTGGGACGTATCCAGACTTCCTGTTCCCTGGCCAGAAGGCCTTGGACGGCGCAGGAAACGAGTACATCTTGTGCGAGTTCTCAGCAGTGGCTTACAGCGGGACAACGGTGCTCATCTCGACGGACGGTAACTACACGGCGGCCGTGTTGTCGTCTGGCGAGCAGGGTCCGGTCGGGATCCTGGTCGAGGGTGTCACCTCGGATCAGTACGCCTGGGTCCAGATCTACGGCTACAACTCGTTTGCGCAAGACTCTGGCGTCGATTCGGCGGCAAGCTCGTTGGCGCTCGCATGCGCGGCGTCTTCGAACAGCACTCCGGACGTGGGACTCGTGGTCCTCGCATCGACCACGTTCACCTCGGTTGCGATCCAGCACCAGTACATCATTGAAGGGATGTTTGTTGTCGGCTCGGCGACGACCGCGACCACTTCGGCGGCTTCGGCCACCGGGGTTGCGGTTCCGGTGTTCCTGAGTCATCCGTACATCCAGCGGCTGACGAAGCGGTCCATGACGAACGTCACTTCTGCGGACGTGTAAATGGCCGTCAAGATGTACCAGCGGGTGGCGGTTGCAGCCAAACCGCCATCCGCTGTTGGTCGCATTGTTCGCAAGATTGCGCTCTTCGGCTCCCATGGGGGGACGCTCACGGATGCTCCGTGGGACGATCCGAGCTGGGAGAAGTGGGGCCATGCGAGCTCGAGGGCGTGCTATGCGAGGAGCATGGATCGCTACTTCGACTTGCACCCGCGGGCTACATGGACACGGAGGGGGAAGGACGGGCCGGCATACCTGGACTGGCTCTCCAGGAATACCGTCCCGATCTACATGCAGAAGCGGCATCCGGACGTGCCAGCGAGTATCGAATTCCCGCGGCGACGGATTCTCGCGGAGTACGGCGACCCCCGTCCGTACTTCACCAATCACGCAGCGTGGATGATCGCCTTGGCGATGACGGAGGGGGTTTCGACGCTCGGGCTGTGGGGTATCAGCTACTCGGCCAGGTCGGAGTATGCGATGCAGCGCGGCTGCTGTGAGCACTGGCTCGGCCGCGCTGCTGCGGCTGGTATCAGGATCATCCTTCCCGAGCAATGCACGCTTCTGCGGGAGCCGTCAAGGCTCTACGGTTACGAGAGTCACGACGATGAAACGGGGCTGCTGACGACGGAGTACAAAGAGAAGCAGCGGTTCTATCTGACAGGCGGGCCGGCCCAGCCGGATACCAGGTCAGCCAATCCTCCATCCGAGCTGCTGGGGAAGATCGCGGAAGAGGAACTGGCCCGGCCGGATTGGGCCAGGAATTTCTACAGCCGTTCAAACGGCAAGGTTATCGAAGGAGTGACAAATGGCTGAGATCGAGTACAAGCCGCGTAACCAGGAGACCGACTCGCTCTTTAACCGTGAGCCCGGGATCGTGGTGATTCCTGGGTCGAACTACGCGAACGAGATGCAGAAGTTCGAGCAGTTTCCGTCGAAATACGGGAACAACCCGGGGAACCCGTACGTATACCGGCCCTTCCCGAAGATGGTCTACAAGGCCGAGGAGTGGAAGGGTAAGATCTGCTGTCTTGCGGCGCCGCCCGATTCGGCTGAGTTTGCGAATCCGGGCGAGTACGCGCGCATGGACGAGCTGGCGCGTAAGTTCACGGAGCGCTGCTGCCGCATCGTCCAGGACGAGACGGAGTACATCAGGGCCAGGACGGACGGCTGGCGTGACGACCCGCAAGCGGCAGTGGAGGCCGGGCTCGAGCGCCAGCGCTCGCTTGCGACCGCCGCCGCTGAGCGGAACCACGACGACCGCAACATGGGTGAGCTCGCCAAGCGGGAGATTGCGGCCAGGGTGGCTGAGGTTGGCGGGGAGCATCAGCCGGAAATCCAGGCGCAGCCGGTGAAGCGGCGTCCTGGCCGTCCACCCAAGTCTCCGCGCCCGGAGTAGGGGATGAGTCATGGCGACTGCTGCGGACCTGATTCGGGCGTCGCTACGTGAGATAGGCGTACTCGCGTCCGGCGAGGTCGGCTCGAACGACGACATAGCGGACGGACTGGACACGCTCAACCGGATGCTCGATCAGTGGGCCGCCGAGCGGCTCATGATCTACACCACGACGCGAACCACATGGACTATCACCGCGAGTCAGACTTCATACACCGTGGGCACGGGCGCAAACGTGGCCGTGACGCGCCCGGCCTTCGTGAGCCAGGTCAACATCATCGACACGGCCACGGATCCGGATACCGAGTACACCCTCCAGCGCCACACGGAGGCCTCTTGGGCTGCGGTAGCACTCAAGGCCCTGACGGCGACCAAGCCGACTTCGTACTACTACAACCCTACGTTCGCGAACGCGACGCTGTGGTTGTGGCCGGTGCCGACCGGGACGACATTGACGGGAGTGCTCTATGCTCCCGCCCGGGTGGCCTCGCTCGCCGCACAGACGACGACAGTCAGCGTGCCGCCTGGGTACGAGGAAGCGATTGTAAAAAATCTGGCACTCAAGCTCCTGCCGTCGTACGAGCGGCAGCCGAATCCGATCCTCGTGGAGCAAGCCAAGTTGGCCATCGGGATCGTGAAGCGGGTCAACAAGCGACTGTCGGATGCGCACCTGGACGCTGCAGCACTCATCGGCCATGGCGGGCACGGTGGCAGTTATGACATCAACCAGAACTGAGATGCCATGAAGGTCCCCGGCTTCATCTACGGCAGCTATCAGTCGCAGGCGTTTACGGCGGATCAGGAACGGACCGTCAATTTTTACTTCGAAAACATCGAATCCTCCGGGCCATCGAAGAGTGCAGCGCTTTATCCCACACCGGGAGTTGAGACGCTCAGCACTGCGAACGCGACGCCCGGCCGGGCGCACTTTTTCGAAAACGATCGGGAGTTCGCCGTAATCGGCACGTCGCTTTTCGAGATTGACTCCTTCGGGTTACAAACCAGCCGCGGTACCGTGGCGATTGATTCAAATCCGGCGACCATATCGAGTAACGGTGACGGTGGCGGGCAGTTGTTCATCACGTCGGGGACGAACGGCTACATTTTCAACCTGACGACGAACGTGCTGACCCAAGTAGCGGCGCTCAACGGCATTGCTACGATGGGCGATCATCTCGACGGCTACTTCCTGGCCCTGAATGCGGCCAATTCCACTCTCTACATTTCGAATCTGCTGGCCGGGCTGACATGGACCACCGGAACGGACTTCGCCCAGCGCAGCATCGCGTCCGATCCATGGATCGCAATGAAGGTGGTTGGGCGCTACATCTGGCTTCTCGGGGAAGTCACGAGTGAGGTATGGTACAACGTCGGGTCCACGTTCCCCTTCACGCCATATCCGTCAGGGCTCATCCAGTACGGGATTGCTGCTCCGTTCTCGGCGGCCATCGCGGACGCGCAGCTCATGTGGCTGGGGAATACGCGGTTCGGGGGCGGATACGTACTCAAGGCGGCCGGGTTTCAACCCGAGGTCGTCTCGAACTTCGCGACTCAGAAGGTATTCGATGAGTACGACACTGTCTCTAATGCCCAGGCCTTTGCTTACAGCGACCTTGGGCACACGCACTACGTGCTGAGCTTCCCGACCGAAAACGCTACCTGGAACTACGACTTGCAGACACGGCAATGGACAGAGCGCGGCACGTGGCAGCCGGCCCAGAACAGGTATCTGGCTTGGCGGCCGCGTTGGCACGTGCGAGCGTTCAACGAGCATCGGGTGCTGGATGCATCGGGAGGTGCCGTCTATCGCATGCGCTCGGATCTATTGAACGACGTGGACAGTCTAGCGATACGGAGGCTACGGAGGGCGCCCGCGATCGAAACCGAGAACGAGGACATTTACTATTCCTCCTTCGAGCTGGACTTGGATCCTGGGCAGGGGATTTCAGGAACCGGTCAGGGGTCTAATCCCCAGGTCATGATGCGCATGAGCGACGACGGCGGGAAGACCTGGGGGATCGAGCGATTGCGAACGGCCGGTAAGATCGGCGAATATCTGACGCGAGTCCGCTGGGATCGGCTCGGGCGCGCGAGGCGTCGGGTATTCGAAGTGGTGATGACCGACCCGGCTCCGTGGCGGCTAACTGGCGCCTATGTCGAGCTTGGGCAGCGGCCGGCGACGCTCGGACAGGGTGGCGGGGGTCGGTAGATGGCCTTCGCCCCGCCTCCCGTTTCGGATCAGATCGCCAAGCCAGCACGCCCGGAATTCCGCGGGGGGGGTGACCCGTTGGCTGGGCGCGTGGGCGATGTCTGGCTGGAGTGGTTCACGAGGCTGGTGGACGACGTGGACGAGGCGACGACGAGGGTCAACAGCGTTCACAAAACGGTGCAGGGAGCGGCGATCGGTGCAACCGATCTGACCGATGGCACTGCTACGGGTGGGTACTACAAGATCACCTATTACACCAGGATCACGCGGGCCGCGACGACCTCGAGCAGCCTGACAGTGACGTTCTCTTGGACGGACCTGTCGAATTCCCCGTCCCAGAGTGGCGCGGCTATCACGGGAAACACCGCGACGACGATTCAGAGTGGGACGCTTACGATATACTCTGACGTGAACAGCCCAATCACATACGCCACGGCCTACACCTCGGTGGGCGCCACGTCTATGCAGTATCGCCTGGACGTGTTTTTGGAGAAGGTGCCGACGTGATGACGCGCATGCTGCCGCCGGAGGAGTGGTCCAAGCTCGAGGCTACTTGTATGCCGCAGGTGGCCCCGCTCCTACCGCCGGGAGATGTCCAGGTGGTAGGCGTCGAGGTGGACGGGGAACTCGCCGGGTGCGTGACGCTCTACCGGGCCACGCATTGGGAGGGGACGTGGATTTCTCCCAAACATCGCACGGCTGGCGTGACGCGGGCACTGTTGCGCGGGGCCAAGGAAGCGGCGCACAATCTAGGTAGTGCTTGGGCGTTCGTGGGTTCTGATGAGGCGATGACGGGACGGCTCCTCGAGCGGCTAGGGGCGGTCCCGGTGAAGATGGATACGTTCGTGATGCCGCTGGGAGGGTAGCTATACGCCAGCCGCTGCTGTGATCCCTGCTGTTGCCGGTCTCGTTGGGGGAGGTGTGTCGGCGCTGTCTCAGCGCTCGGCCAACAAGGCTCAGGAGCGCTCGAACCAAGCCGCAATTGCCGAGGAACGGCGCCGGGAGATGGCTGGCGAAGCCAGACGCAAGGAAGCGCTCGACATCTACCGCAACAACTGGCAGTCCTGGTTCCAGCGCTATGGGAAGAAAGGCATTGACCGCTACGGAATGCCCTCCGGCATCGACGTGACGAAACTTCGGGCGCCTGGTAGTCCGCAGGCACCGGGCGCTGCACCAGCAGCCGGTCCAGCGCCAAGACCCGGACCTTTTGGTATTGGTCGGATGATACGCGAGGCAGGGGCCCAGAAGGCGGCGGCCGCTCAGCAGATGGGGAACACCCTCGGCGGCATGCTCCAGCAGGCGGCCCCAGCCGCTGAGACAGCAATGATGACGCGAAGGGCTACGAGGAGGCCCGGGCGGGAAGCCCTTCAGTACAGTACACCTGGCGGAGTGGCAAGGAATCCATTCTAGGAGAAGGCAATGCTGTCGAGATATGCCGAAGATCCGTACATGTCGGACATGGCTAGTGGGAGTGACACCGCTCGGCCGGGGTCTAGTTGGGGCAATTACTATCCGTCGGGGGCCCCTGCCGAGCCACAGGTTGAGCAGGGGCCGTCCTGGTTCGACCAGCTCATGGGACAGCCGGAGGAAAGCGGGGGAGGCGGCGGCGGGGGCGGTGGTCCACAGATGGATCCGTCGTCATTCTTCCAGGTCCGCGGTGCGCCTGGCTTCAAGGCTCCACGCTTCCAGGCCCCTACCGCGGAGAGCCTCCAGAGCGACCCGGGGTTCCAGTTCCGTCTCGGCGCTGGCCGGGATGCGATGGAAAGGGGCGCTGCGGCTCGTGGCGTGCTACGCACGGGAGGGACGCTCAGGGACCTGCTAGAGTACGGTCAAAAGTTCGGCAGCCAGGAGTACGAGGGCGCCTACAATCGCGCGCTTCAAGCTCACGAGCGAGAATTCCAGGGGGCCAAGTCCGAGTATGATCCGCTGTTCGCGCAGTGGCAGGCTCAGACCGGCGCCGACCTGACCAAGGGCCAGCTCGAGTACGGCCGTCACTTCGGCGGTCGTGGTGGTGGAGGAGGTGGTGAGGACATCCCGCCGCCGCCGGGTCTTTATACTGGTGACGAAGGCGGCTACTAGGAGCGCGTGATGCCCAGGAGAGGTTATGGTGGTTACGGTGGCTACTCTAACCCGAGCGCCATCTCCGAGCTGTTGATGGAGGGCGGCCGGCAGCGCGCCGAGGGCGCGGCTCGGATGGGGGAGATCCTCGCTGGTACTGCTCAAAACGTCGGAGCCGGCCTGACGGAGCATTTCCAGAAGCGTGATGTTGAGCGCAAGGTGAAGGCCCAGGAGGAAGCCGTCTCGAAGCGCGACTCGGCGATGATGGGGGCGCTCGAGACGTATGACGGTCAAGACCCTGCGATGCTCGGTCGCCGCATGATCCAAATTGGTGGGCCAGCGGAAGCTAAGAAGTGGATGGATGCGGTTGGCTCGTTCCAATCCATGACCGATCGCGCCGACGAAGTGAACATGCAGCACGCCTCGAGGGTGGGGACGTTCCTGGCCGGGCTGTCTCCGGAGGGCTTTGCGCGCATGTATCCGATGGCTGGTGCGAAGCTCAAGCCGCTAGCGGCGAGCATGGGCGCCGAACTCCCGGACGACCCGGCCGAGGCACAGCAGGCGATTCGGTCCATGGTCGGCTACCAAGCGCCGAGGCCTGAGCGCCTGACCCTCGGGAAGGGTCAGAAGGTGGTGGAGCGTGCTCCGGAGGGCGACTGGCAGACGGTAGCCGAGGGCATGGAGGAGCCGGAGAAGGCGTTGACTCTCGATCAGCAGCTTGCCCAGGCATACACGGCCGGCGATCCGGCGAAAGTCGGCGAGATCCTAGCGCTGAAGGGCCGGGAGGCTGCCGCGACCAGGAAGCCCGAAGGTGAGGCCGGGCTCTCTCCGGCGGCCGAATCCAACGTCATCAACCGTCTGACTACGCAATGGGACAAGGCAAACGCAACGGCACGCGAACTGCGTCGGCAAGGCGGTCTGATGAAGACCGGGCTTGCGGCTGCCAAGCGCGGCGACTTGGCGGCCGGTTCACAGGCTGTCCTCGTGACGTTCCAGAAGATCCTCGATCCCACGTCGGTTGTGCGTGAATCGGAATACGCACGCAGCGCGTCGGGGCAGTCGCTACTGGCCAGAATCGAGGGCGCGGCCGAAAAGATCATGCTGGGTGGTGCCGGTGTGCCGGTGACGGAGTTGGAGAAGTACGCACGGCTCGCGGACGAGTTCATGACTGGGAATGACGAACATGCCCGGTCGATTAGGGGCCGGATTAGCAGCACTGCGAAGCGCTACAAGATCCCCGAAGACGTAATCTTTGGAAACGAGGAAGATGCCGGCAAGTCGATCGAGACTCTCAACACTCCGGAGGTCGGCGTGGTAGAGGATGGCTACCGTTTCAAGGGCGGCGATCCGGCAGATCCGACCAGTTGGGAGAAGATCTGATGCCTCCCTGGGAGAAGTACCGGCAGCAACGCGACGTACAGCGTGTGGCTATCGTCCGACCCGCACAAGCCGACGCTGAGGCGCGGAATGCCTTGGCTGAGCAGGCGAAGCAGGAGTACATGGCAGGGAGCAAGGTCGCTGCTGGCGGCCCGGAAGCGCTGAGGGGTGCTCGTCCCGGAATTGGCACAGCAATTGCGACTGCGGCCACGCTTCCATTGGCTGGCCCTGCGGTCGGCGCGCTGGGGCGTGCTGGTGGCGCTGCGCTGAGGTTTGCCGCCACACCGGGTGGCGGGGCCGCTATTGGGGCCGTAGAGGGTGCGAGGCGCGGCCCGGTAGAGGCGCTCACGGGCGCTGCGACAGGTGCCATTGGAGGACCGCTTGCCCGCCACGGCATGCTGAAATTCATGGCGCGGCTCAAGGGCGCTCAAGGCGCTGCCGCCAAGGAAGCGCTTGCTGCTGCTCGGGCCAAGGGCGTTGCTGCTGCCGAGAAGACTATCCGTGGGCTCGGCATGACTCCGGTTCGGGAATTTGCGGCAGCTCAGGCCGCACGAGCGTCTGCCGCCAAAGCTGGCGGCGCGGTTGCCAGCGAAGGCCAGAACATGGCCCAGAACATCCTACGTTGGCGCACGGAGCACAAGCTCTCGGACGGACAGATCACGGATGCGCTTCGGCAGGTGTACGGCATCGCCAAGCCACAGGCGAAGGAAATCCTCAAACTCTTGGGGTCTTAGATGCCTACTGTTGCGCCGTTTCCATACCACCAGTTCTTCAACAACAGCGGCACCGTTGCGAATGGCGCCCTGCTCTTCACGTATACGGCCGGGACGACCACGAAGCTCACGACGTACAGTGACGAGGCCGGGGCGAGCGCTAACGCTAACCCCATCGTGTTGGACAGTGCTGGCCGAGCCAGGATCTTCCTCTCGGCAGCGAGCTACAAGTTCACGCTTGCGCCTAGCACGGATTCAGACCCGCCCACGTCAGCGATATGGACGATCGACAGCGTAGCGGCCACCCCGAGCTTCAATGTCAACCTCGACATCAGTGGCACGGCTGGCGCAGCGCTATCGGCCAATGATTGCGTGTACCTCTCGGATGGCACTGGGGGCCTGACGACGGGCCGCTGGTATAGGGCAGACGCTGACAACAACTACTCGTCCACAACGGCTACCGCTGTTGGGTTCGTGGTGACAGGCGTCGCATCCGGTGCTACCGTGAGTATCCGCGTCGGCGGCCAGGTGACGGGCCTTGCTGGTCTCTCTGCCGGGTCCGTGTACTACGTCAGCGCCACCGCCGGGTCCATAACGGCAACGGCTCCCACGCTCAGCCGCGCGGTAGGCACGGCCGACTCGACGACGACGCTAGCGATCATCCCGGTATCGGGAGCCAATCAGACCGTGGGCCCGCTGCCGGCAATTTCCGGGACCAGTCTAACCGGGGTGGACAAGTACCTCTCGAGCGTGACTTCCACCACCGGAAACGTTGGAGGTGGCGAAGACATCCTCGCCACCTACAGCCTGACCGCCGCCAAGCTGGCCACGAACGGCGAGGCTGTCCGGTGCGTCTTCTGGGGCCTGACGGCGAACAACGCGACAGTCAAGACCATACGGATCAGGCTCATCGAGGGAGCAAACGACACCGTTCTGATCGCATTCACGCCGACCGTGAGTCAGGCCGGGCATTGGCTGGTCGGCGCGCTCATCGTGCGTACGGCTGCGACGACGTTCCGTGCCGGAGCCCAGGGCGTTGTGGGTCCGACGAATGCCCAACTTACCGCCGCTTACAACAACGTCACGTCTTCGAGTACGGTGACATGGGCGAACGCGGTGGAGGTGCGGCTGACGGGTACCGGTACGGCGGACAACGACATCACGGTCGAGGGTGGCGAAATCGTGCTGGTCTCGGTCTAGGGCAGTCCCGGCATGGCTCAGGAATTCTGGTACACCATTTCCGGCGCGCCGCACGATCTACCGGCGGGGTATGACGATTTCTCCAATGTTGGCGGCGCCAATAAGAATGCTTCGATGCAGATTGGCGGGGGGAGAGTGGGTCCTGCCACGCATGACAACAATACGACTTACATATCCGGTTCCACTAACGAGACGTTAATCGAGCAGGCCCTCAACGTCAGTTGGCCGGGACCAATGCAGGCATACAGCGGCGTGTTTACCGCCGGGGCACGGCATCGCTATGTGTCCGGTCCCGTAGCAATCCTCCGCGAAGCATATTTTACCAATTCAGCGGGGACGAGGCCCACAAACTTTGTCAGTGTGACTAATTCTAATACATCCTACGAGGATGGTGGTCCTAACGATGTTTCCAACGCCGCTTTGTATCGACCAGGCGGAGGAACTTGGGGAATCACGGATTTCGATGACGAGCAAAGTATCTTTGCGGGCGTGGCTCACAGCACCGCCCCTACGGGGAATACGATCAGCCGATTTACGTCCATTTGGGGCGAAATCTCGTTTAACCCGATGTCAGGCGGCATGATCTTCTTGCTCAACCTCGCCGGCCTGGGCGCGCTTCCATTCGTGGGCCGTCTCGTGGATTTCGCGCAGTTCACACACTACCTCACGTGGAGGCGGGCATGTCACAGACGGCATACGTTGCTCACGCCCGACGAGGCGCGGGTGGCGTGGTGTGAGTTGCGAGCCTACACCTGGCCGAAGCGAATCTTCTTGGGGGCCGCATGATCGAAGTGCTCGCTTCAGTCGCGGTCGGCGTGCTTGGTTGGGCCGGCCAGCGGCTTCTCTCCAAGGTGGACAAGATTCACGACAGGCTCGGTGAGATGGATGGGCGGCTGATCCGCGTCGAAACCAGCCTGACGAACGACATCCCCCATAGCCTCGCCGAACTCCGAAATGACTACCAGGAACTACGGGACGAGATCCACAGCATACGCGCCTCGCTCATCGCGTCACGGCCCGCAGAAGCGCCTCCGGACTAGTCTTGAGTGCCTTGGCGATCTTGATGGCCCTAGCCAGCTTGAGCGGCCTACGGCCGGCCCCCACATTCGACAGATAGGAGCGGTCCAGGTCCAGGGTTTTCCCCAAGGAAGTCAGGGTGTAACCTGCCGAGTGGACCAATCCGAGGAAATTCTGTGCCATCGAATACATGATACGCTGCCGTGACGGATACGTCAACATCTCCTGTTGACAAATCCGTCATATGGCGCTAGATTGTGGGCATGGAAGTCCAAAAGCCCAAAGCTCTCAGGCCCGACCCTCGCGAGGAGGACAGGCGCTGGTACGGGCTAGCAGCAGGTGAGGACATGAGGTGTCCTGACGACTCCCCGTGCCGCGAGGAGGCAAGATGCCCTATCAGCCGTTCCTGATCTGTTCGAACTGTGGAGTCACGCGGCATCGCAGTACGCGGAAAGTACCGGTCAACTTGGCCTGCCGGCGGGGCCGTTTTCTCGATCACTACAAGCTCATGTTCCAGTGCGAGCGGTGTGGGGAGGAGCGCGTCTATGGCACCAAGCGAGCCGAGAAGAAATCTCAGGTGTTGGCCAATGCCTGAGCGGAGTGATCTGATGGAAGACCCCAATCTCGAGACGCTGAAGACCGCACTCCAGAAGGCCGGCGTCCAGGCCGAGATCATGCTGCGGAAGTACGACCAGCCGGGGCGAACGAACGAGGTGTGCGAGCAGATCGCCTACGAGATCCAGCGTGGCTATACCATCCTGGACGACGAGATCCGGCAGCTTCACAAGCATGGTGAGAAGTCATGAGCAACTGGGTAGACAAGACGCCGACCGCTGACGAGTGGAGCGAGATTCTGGAGCAGCATGTGTGGTGGCTGCGAAACAATAACTGCGGCGGGCGCGCCAACCTGCGCGGCGCCAACCTGCGCCGCGCCAACCTGAACAACGCCAACCTGAGCAGCGCTGACCTGAGCAGCACTAACCTGAGCAACGCTAACCTGAGCAGCGCCAACCTGAACGGCGCCAACCTGAGCAACGCCGACCTGAACAACGCCGACCTGAACAACGCTAACCTGAGCAGCGCCAACCTGCGCCGCGCCAACCTGAGCAACGCCAACCTGAACAACGCCAACCTGAGCAACGCCGACCTGAACAACGCCAACCTGAACAACGCCGACCTGAACAACACCGACCTGCACGGCGCCAAAGGCACCGCTCTCGCCATCGCGCGGACGCGCATCTTGCCTGAGGGCGACCTGATCGGGTGGAAGAAGTGCAGAGATGGCGTGATTGTCCAGCTTCTCATCCCACAAAAGGCGCGGCGATCACATGCGTTCGGTCGGAAGTGTCGCGCGGAAGCGGCGATTGTCATGGCGACGTTTCCACCAGACACGAAGGCCGAGAGCCTTTACGCCAAGGGCTTTTACTACGTCAAGGGCGAGACGGTGCGGCCAGACAAGTGGGATGATGACTGGACGAAGGAGTGTGGCGACGGCATTCACTTTTATTTGCAGCGAATTGAGGCCGAGAACCACCCATGAGGCACCGATCTACGGGCAGCGGAGGGCAAGGATGAGTCTCTACAACATCGTCTATGGCGAGAACGCCGCAGCAGATTTCCTTCTGGGCATCCTTAACCTGACCCGCGATGATGTCGGCCGCTTCCGTGACGCCTGGGTAACGGAGGACGGGAAGATCGCCATCTACACCCGCAATGGCGGCGGAAACCGTGAGTGCTGGAACGAGGGCTCGCCCGATTGTTCGTGTCCAGGCTGTGTCATTAGGAAGAAGCTTCCTGCTCATCCGTTGTATCTCTCGGATGAAGATGGCGACTTCGATTGCACCTACGCCACGGTTTTTTTCTGCGTACCGGACGAAGCCAAGCCTCTAATTGAGGGTCTTCAGCAAAAGCGCAATCCGGATGAGGAGTGGCTCAAAGCCATAGAGGCTTTGAAGGCAGGGAAGCGACCGGATGTCGAGGCTGCCCTAAAGCCGATGTTAGAGGCGTTGGTGAAGGCGAGCGAGGGGAGCAAGTGATGCCGAGGGGAGAATCCATGAGGCACCGATCTACGGGCAGCGTACTCGACCCTACGGAACTGGATATGCTCGCTTCGCAGTGGTCCGCGCAGCGCGGGCGTCCGCTCGAATCGTTGGACTGGAAGCCGAGGCTGGTGCCGTACTCGGAGCTTCCGGAGCCTGGGGCTGGCGGGCTCATTGCGGCAGCGATCAGGGAGCGGCTTCAGACGGACGGCCACTCCGAGGACGTGAGCTTCTCGGTATCCAGTGGCAAGGCCTGCATGAACTGCGGTAGCAGCCGGCCCGAGGTGAGTGAGTTGGGCGGCTGGTGCGCTAGGTGCTCAAATGCCTGAACGGATTCCGCAGTGCTCCGATTGCGGTCGGGTGCGTGTTGGGCTCGTCTGGAAGTGGGACGACTCGGTGCAGCCGGTCTATGCGGGTTTCTGCCCGACATGCAAGGCTGGGCGTGAGGCTCAGCATCGTCTGACGTGGATGCGTGAGGGGCGGCGGCTGCTGGCGCGGAGGAAACGTGGATTCGGGCCGGTCAAGATGGGCGAGGACATTTTCAAGGGAATGAGGGGTGAGAAATGAAGATCGGGACGGCGTTCCCCGGAAACTATCTGAAGGCTGCTGACCTTCAAGGCCGGCGCGTCCAGGTGGTGATCGAGAAGGTGGAGATGGAGGACATCGGAGGCGACACGAAGCCCGTTGTCCATTTCCGAGGCAAGGATCGCGGACTCGTGCTCAACAAGACGAATTCGAACGCGATCTGGGGCCTGACCGGAAGCGACGAGACGGACGACTGGAAAGGCGTGAGCATCACCCTGTTCCCGAGCAGGACGGACTTCCAGGGCAAGCGGGTGGACTGCATCCGGGTCGATCCGCCAGACAAGACCTCGATCTTCAAGGCGAAGCCGAGGCCAGAGCCGCAGCGGCCAGCGGAGCGGCCTGTGGAGCGGGAGCAGGAGCCGAGCGAGGATGACGATGGCGTGCCGTTTGTCGCGTACCTGGCTCCTCTGACTGGACTGGTGTTGTCCGGACTCGGACTGCTCGCATGAAGGCGTGTTTCAAGTGCGGTAGGACCCTCCAGCTGGAGGAGTTCTACCGTCATCCCGAGATGAAGGATGGCCATCTCGGGAAGTGCAAGGCCTGTACGAAACTGGACGTGCGAAGGAATCGATCAGAGAGCATCGAAGCTTACCGTGCTTACGATCGAAAGCGGCGACCACGAACGCGGCCCATCTATGATGTTCCGTGGCACAAGAGAAACCCAGAGAAGCGCAGAGCGCACAACATTACCTGGTCGGCAATCAGGGACGGCAGACTAGCGCGACAGTCCTGTGAAGTTTGCGGAATGGTAGAGACCCAGGCTCACCATCATGACTACTCAAGGCCGCTGGATGTTCGATGGCTCTGCGTGAAGCATCACCGTGAACATCACAGAAAGGCCTTCTAGTCATGGCCCGCTTCCTCTGCCGAGTCACGGACGATCTGCTCCTGATCCCGGTGTATGCCGGGGAGCGGCTACGTCGCTGGCGCGGCAAGGAAGCGTGGGTAGAGATCCACCGTGACCCGGCCCCGAGGATTCGGAGCTCGAACAGCAACCGGTTCCTCTGGTCCGGGATCTACGGGGCCATCGCAGCGGAGACGGGGAACGATCCCGAGACGATTCACCTGGCCTTGAAGCGCGAGGCTGTCAGGGTCGGGGTGCTCGAGCCACAGTACGTGCTGATGGGGGACAAGCTGTTCGAGGACGAGCCTTCGACGGTGGTGGAGCAGGAGCAGTTTAGCAAGTACATGGACTGGATCAAGGAGGGCTGCGCGACGGGCAAGCTGCTAGGTATGGTGGTTGTGCTGCCGGAGCCGGCATGACTGAGGTGACGCTGCTGGCGTTGAAGCTTGTCGCCTTGGTGCTTGGGGTAGGGGCCACGGTGCTGCTGCTGTGGGAGGAGAGGCGACGATGACGCAGATGGATGCTGTCTTGCTTCTGTTGGTTTGGAACGAACTGCCTTATAAGGATCGGGTCGAGGTTCTGAAGCGTGGTCTGCCTGGTAGGGCGATCTATGATGCACAACAGGCAATCCGACAGGCTTTGGAACACAAGAAGTGCGAGTTGTTCTACGGAGTTACGCGATGACGCCGATGGAGCGGCTGGACGCGATCAGGTCGGATGTTGAGGCTGGCACAGAGAGCACGGAGGATCTTGATGCCATCCTGCGCTTCGCCCAGCGTGTGCTGGAGGTTCACCGTGAGGCGAATGGGCATTGCGCCGAATGTGTGACTGGTTGGAAGTGGCCCTGCCCAACGGTACGGATCGCCCAGGAGGAGTTGAAGTGAACCAGTCCAGAATCCGGACTTCCGCTCCTAGAGAGCCGCAGGACGCCTTGGCGGCCCGTGAGCCGTCGCAGGAGAGTCCGTGGGCAGAGGCGGGCGTGCAGGGGCCTTCTGATCGATTGTACGAGGCCACACTGACGCCCAGGCTGGAGTGGACGCCGACCGCCTCGGCACAGGAGAACTATCGTCAGGGGCAGCGTGCGGCGATCCTGGCCCGTCTGAAAATGGGACCGACTCCGACGTTTGAGCTGATGATGATTGGTGGGTCCGGTTTCAGCAGTCGCCTAGCCGAGCTCCGGCGGGAGGGGCACCGTATCGTGGCAAAGCGTATCGAGCATCATGCCATGTACGTCTTGGGGGAGCCGCCCGCATGATCTCCCGTCCGCGTGCGCGGCAGCAGCGCCAAGTCCAGGCAGGCCGGCCGTGAAGCCTGACATCCGGCAGGGCGATTGCCGGGAGTTGATGGCTGCCATGGAGCCGGCGAGCGTGGACGCCATCGTGACTGACCCGCCCTATGGCCTCGCGTTCATGGGCAAGGAATGGGATCACGGCGTGCCGGGAGAGCCGTTCTGGGTCGAGGCGTTGCGCGTTGCGAAGCCCGGCGCGCATCTACTCGCCTTTGGCGGGACGCGCACTTATCACCGGCTTACTTGCGCTATGGAGGATGCAGGCTGGGAGATCCGCGACTGTCTGTGCTGGCTCTACGGCTCAGGTTTCCCGAAGTCGCTTGACGTGAGCAAGGCCGTAGATCGAGCGGCAGGACAGCGTACCAAGCCCGTCGGCCATCGGCGCATGAACGACATGCGCGGCGGTGACTACGCCTCGCGTAGCGGCAAGGGTTTGACTTCGGTGCCGACCTACTCCAGCGAACCTGTAACCGCCGCCGCCGCCGCCGCCTTGCAAGGAATGGGCACAGCCCTCAAGCCCGCGTGGGAGCCGATCATCCTCGCCCGCAAGCCGCTCGCCGGACCCGTCGCGGCGAACGTGCTCGCGCACAGGACGGGGGTGCTCAACGTGGACGGATGCCGGATCGGGACCGGCGGCGGCCACGTTTTTGCCGGCTTGCGCGATGGTGCTGACCACTCAACGGTCTCGGCTTTTGGAGACGGCCTGAACGGCAAGCGCACCGAGGCGAAGGACGACCTCGGCCGCTGGCCCGCGAACGTGGTGCTAGACGAGGATGCCGCCGTGATGCTTGGTGGCGCCTCGCGCTTTTTCTACACCGCGAAGGCAGCAAGCGGCGAGCGCCACTACGCGGGCAAGAACGCGCACCCGACCGTGAAGCCAGTGGACCTCATGCGGTGGCTCTGCCGGCTCGTGACACCGCCAGGAGGCATCGTGCTTGACCCCTTCTGCGGCAGTGGCTCAACCGGCATCGCGGCGCTCGCAGAGGGCTTCTGGTTCATCGGCTGCGAGCTGAATTCCGAGTACGTAGCGATGGCTCGGCGCCGGATCGCTGGCCCGCTGTTCGCAGAGGCGGAACCGTGAGCCGGCCGTCAGCCGAGCGTCAGCAGCCGTCATCCGCTGACAGGCAGTGACAAACACTTGACAGGCATCACTCGTTGACGCTAAACTATGGCTAGGCGTCACAACTTGACGTGGGTTGATGCTCGATGACGCGCTCTTTGCTTTCTTCTTCTTTGCTGTGGAGGAGAGGACGTTTGGCTTGGAATCCTTTGGATGACAACCTGCTGAGTAGCAGCGTGCTCTCAGAGGGCCCGGATGTCGTTGCGGTCCTTGCGCTGTTGATAGCAAGCGCAGACCGCTGCGGTGAAAGCAAGCTGACCGTGCCCTACGTTGCGAGCGTCATGCGAATCAGCAATGAACGCGCCGCGAAGGCTTTTGAGATTCTATCAAATCCTGATCCGTGGTCAAGGAACAAAGAAGCTGACGGGCGAAGAATTGAGCACACCGAGGAAGGAACGTGGCGCGTCGTGTCGCATGCGAAATATCGCCGTCTCGCATCGAAGGAAATGGCAGTTGAGCGCCAGTTGAAGTATATGAAGAACAAGAAGGCCGCCGCGAGTAAACCGCCCGCGATTTGCGACGAGCCAGGGTGTGGAGCCGAGGCCATCGTGGCTTCTGGCGGCCGCTCGACGTGCTCAGTGCACTCCTTCGATGCGGCCGTTCGTGAGCCCGGGGCCGAAGGGTGACTCCCGAGCAGCGCATCTCGTATAGTCGAGCCGTCTGGGCCGCCTTTCAGTACAAGGCGAAGACGCACCGTGACATGTCATCCGCCGAGTTCTACAACGTAGGCCGCTGGATGGATCGAGGTGTTCCGTTGCCGCTGGTGCTGCGAGCGATCCACGAGTTTGACGGTGTGCCGCGCCGGCTCGAGGCCGTGGCGAGCAAGGTTGACGCAGCGTATGAGTACTGGCGGCAGGCTATCGGGGGTGTGCCATGACGGAGAAGTTCTTTGTTGGACTAGGAAAGCTGACGGCTGTGCTGGTAGGGGCTGCGGTATTCAACTTGGTTCTTGCCTTCCCGGTCGAGTGGGCTTGGAACTATGCCGTCACAGCGGTCTTCCATGCGCCGCCGATTACGTGGGGTCAGGCGTGGTGCTTGATGTTCCTCTCGGCAACGTTGGTAAAGTCGATACTCATCGAGAAGGACTGAAGCGTATGCCGGCTGGCGACGGGTATGCGTCCGAGCGGTGAGTTGGTCAAGGGGATGCCATGAGGCTTGAGGTGCTCGGGTTGGAGGAGCTTGCGCGGCTCGGGAAGGTGGGGCGATGAAGCGTGAGACATGGTGGTGGGAGTGGGCCGGGCGTCGCTACCGAGATCGCGTCGTTGGCCTGGGCGTAGGTTTCGAGGAGGCCGTTTATCTCTGGCTCCGCGTGGCTGCACCTCGAACACGCTGGTGTCTGGTGTCGTCTCGTCATGGCGTCGTCTGGGAAGGTGAGCGATGAAAAAGCTGAAGCGCAAGCCGAAGAAGCTGCAGCATCGGCGTTGCCCAAACTGTGATTCGTTGGCGATGTATACCTATCCGCGCATGGGCTCGGATTTTTGGCGTTGCGGTCGATGTCTGTACTACTACCGTCGTGCGGTGGTTCGATGATCCCGAAGCCTATGCGTGAGGCTCGCGCCCCGAAGCCATGAGAACCGCGCGCTTTCCGAAGCCAGCACGGCGCGGTCCGAAGCCTCTGCGACCGATTCCGCGCGGCACGCTACCTCGGGCTCGTGTTCCGCTTCGTGAAGGAGATCGGCGGCAGCGGTGGAAGTACGCGCTGGGGCTCTGGGCAAAGCTGGTGAAGGCGCAAGAGCCGGGTGGTGTCTGCCAGGTGTGCCTGAAGCGGAGGTGGTCTGATGCCATGCACTGCTGGCCCAAGGGACCGTACCGAGCTCTGAGCTTGGAATTGAGCAATGGGTGCCCGGGTTGCAGGCCATGTCATCGCAGGCTGGACAGCGATCATCACGCCAAGCGTGAGTTCTTCATCGGCCATGTCGGGCCGGTTGAGTATGAGCGGTTGCGGCTCATGGCGATGGGGCGGGCGAAGATGGACGTGGACATGGCGATTTTGGAGCTGGAAGCCGAGGCAAGGAAGCGAGGGCTGCTGTGAGCACACCGTTGAGCCGAGCGATGGACCAGATGGCCGAGGCGGATCATCTACGCGATGAGAACGCCGCGCTGAGCGAGCGTCTGATGCTGTGCGATGTTCCGGACGGCTGGGAGGCGTGGAGGCTCAAGTCCGAGGCTAAGGTTGAGGAGCTGACGCGGGAGCGGGACACGCTGCGGAAGCATGGAGACTTGGCGCTTGAAAACTCAGTGCGTGCCGAGAAGGCCCAAGCGCGGCTGGCGAAGGTGGCAGGTGCGGTTGCTCAGTGGCAAGGAGCCGACAGCCTGCCGGATTGCACGGCGTGCTCCGTGCTAGACGCCGCGCTCGCCGCCGTGCGAGGGGAGGAGGGCTAGGCACCCTGGCTCTTGATCTGGCAGATGTTCTGGGGGGCGTTGCGATGCTTCTTTCGCCAAGCCAAGTACGACTGATAGGGATTGTAGATCGGCGGGATCCAAACCCTGTTTCCGACGATCATCCGGCGCCGCACCCGAGCGAGGCATTCCTGTGCGTCTTTCCCGGAGAGGTCGCGCTCGAGCGCCTCGCGGCGTAACACTCGCTCTTCGAGCTGGATTCTGGCAAGCGAGATTTTCATCACTCCTCCCAACTCCAAAACGCGATGCTCTTTCCCGTCCGATTTGCAAGACCCTCCCACGCCGCCTGATCGTATGGGCCGGCCATATTCCCGCCCGCAAACGCAGGTACTACAACGAGATTCCACTCCGGGTGACGCTCGAACGTCTCGACACATCCCCGTGTGGTCCATGGAGTCCGGCTCGCGTAGGCGTAGCAGTTGACCCCAAACCATCGGCCCTGCGGCTGTCGGTAGTCGCGATGCAGCGCGGCATCAACCCACTCAGTGTTCAGCACTTCGAGCCTCGATCGTGCCCGCACGTAGGCCACAGCCTCGTCCCGCACGGCCTGTGCCTGTCCCCTGTGAGCCCACTCGTCGCTCACGTGCCACCCGACGAGCACGCCCGCGGTCGCGAGTGGCTTGGCCCAGGTCTCGACACGCGACCAGCCAGCGTCCCAGCTACCGCGCGGAGCCGAGAACACCTGCTCCACGAAAGGCAGCACGACTATCCCACGATCGCGAGCCCATCGCGCGAACTGCGTGACATCCTCGCCCCACGAGCCGATCTGGAGGGCGACCGCGTTGGCCCCGAAACGCGCCACAGGGCCGGCAGCCGTGTCCGCCGTCCCCCAGACGAGCCTAAGCCTTGCCGGGGCCGCCAGCGGGGCCAGGACGGGAGCCTGCTGCGTTGCAGGGGTATCACCACTAGGTCCAGTCACGTCCAGGCCACCGTTCTTGCCGCACCCCACCAAGAATATGGCGGCCAGCGCTAACACGGCGGCTACCGTGAACACGGTGGCTAGAGCCCCGAGCACACGGCCGTCTGCCCGATAGCTCATCTCACCCCTCCTGCGAATCCGGCTCGCCGTTGCAGTTCTTGTCGCCGCCCGTGTACTTCAGGCAGGCGGCCGAGCTCTGCCCTGGGTTCAGATTGAAGTCTGCGCTGCAAACCCCAGGGTCCTCGATCTCGCACAGATGATTTGTAGCCTGCCACGAGATGTAGCCGGGCGCGGCCAGGCACGTGTCCTTGCCGTCATTGTCCTGGTTGTGCGGAACGTTGTAGAAGCACCCCGGTGTAGGCGTAGGGCTCGGGCTCGGCTCGGGGCTCGGGGTCGGCCGGCACTTCGCAAAATCGATCTGCCCGGCCTTGACCACTGCACCGTCCGTGTTGATAAACCCGTAGAACAACGGCAGTCCGCCAGCACCAAACTGACTCACGTCCACCTGTACGCACGTCAGGTGGAAGCTGCCCTCGAACGTGTCGCCCGGCTGTGCCTCGCCGTACCGCGAGCCGAGCGCCGTCTCCTGATCGTCGAAGCTCGTGTAATATGCCGTGTAGCCCTGCCGAATGCCGGAAAGGTTCGTCACTGTCCATCCCGCGAACGGCAGGACACTCCCTTCCCAGCCAGGGCCCGCGGGCGAAACCGCGACCGGCGCCACGGTGGCGGCCACCGGAGCAGCCGCCCTCTCTACCGGGACGGGCCCGCTCACGCTACCCCCACCGCACGAAGCGAGCGATACGGCCACCGCGCACAGCATCACCGTTTTCATCATTCGGTCTCCTCCCAAGGATAAAATCCTTCCAGCCCTACGAGCCCGATCGCCCACGCGAGCAGCAGCACGACGCACACCATGACCCACCACACGGCACGTCGGATCATGATTCCTCCACAGGCACGAACTGTGGCTCCGCGCCGAGCGAGCGGATACAGTTCCACAGAAGCAGGTTATGGCCGCGCGTCAGTGAATGGCAGCACTCGTGAGCGGCCGTATCGGTCAGGTTGCCGAAGGTCGTGCTCTCGCGGTTGACGAACTCTCGCCAGAAGACCACGGGCGGCAAGTACCAGGCCGCTGCGCTGCAATATCCCAAGGGTGCGTCCTTGGGACAGGCTCCGGTGCCGGCCGGGATGCGCAGCCCATCGTCGCTGAGCTTGGCGCCGATGTTTTTATGCAGCAAAGCGCTGAACCGCGCCACTTCGCTCAGGGCGAATGCCTCTTTCTCGGTGACTGCATCGGAGCTCGTTGGGTTGGCTGCGCCGCATCCAGCGAGTAGCACTGCTCCGAGAGACATGGCGAGCACCTTACGGAACCTAGAGACGAGCACCACCGAGCCGAAGGCGAGGGCCAGCATTGGCAAGATGAGCACGAGCGCCCCGATGGCGAGAAGTAGGCGGAAGAGCGCGTCGAGGGCCGGGTTTACCAAGGGGAAAGTGTCTCGATCATGGCAGTCATCCCTCGGTTTTTGGTGGAGCCGAGATTTTGCAAAGACCCTCGAGCTGCAGAGCGCTAATAGCTGCGATTGACAGGTCGAGTGTTAAGAGCCTAGGGCGCTCGCGTGTGGCGTGAAGGAACCCCAAGCGTAGCGTCTCTCCCGTGGCGGGCGTACAGGACCATAACTCGGTTGCGGCGTGGAGCGCGCCCGCTATGCCCTGAAGGTAGCCCATGCAGAAGATTCGTTCGGACGAGTTTTTGTTGTCACACCATCCCCGCATATCGGTTGCGGTGAATACATCCTCTGCGGGGCTGGCGATAGGCGTGATGAAAACGAAGGCTGCAAAGCCGAGAAGGACGCGGATCATTCGACACCTCCTGTGGGGTTTACGACTGGTGGCAGGCGAAGGTCGGAGCCGCGCCAGAACGTCATCAGCTCCCGCACCGCGAACACGGTAGCCGCGCCGGCCTGGGTCTGAATGAGGAACTGGGCAGCCTCTTCGGCGCCTGCGAGCTCCGAATACTCGACATAGATCGGACCCTCGTCGCGCTGGTGGCGGACGAGATACGTCGGTTTGGCTGGCATGGTATTCAGTCCTCCTCGATCAATACGGCGCCGCGCTGGGCATCCTCATCCAGTCCGCGCCAGTGGGCGGCAGCTTTGGCCAGGTTGAAGGCTAACTCTCCAGAGGCCTCGCTGTTGCTTCCATACTCCATGACGAAGCGGCACCCCTCGAGACAAGCATGCATGCGCTGAGCGGCCTGCGGAGCGAAATGGTCGTCAAGCCTTGACGAGATGAAGCGTTTGAAGCGCGGCTCTCCGAAGCCGGGCGGGATCGTCAGGTTCGGGTCATTCATTTCTCGTTCCTTTCGAGAATCAAGGACTTGAGATCATTCAGAGCGATGGCTACGTCCCGCGTGACGGCTGGATAACGGGTGAGGATGCCGAGAATAGTGAGTCGTTCGACACGCATGGCTTCGGCAATCGAGGACAAGTGCTGGCGCATGGATGGGGACGTAGTGGTGGAGTCGCACATCAGTCCATGTCCTTGAGCGCGGTGGCCCGGCGCAGCCAATCATCGGCCTCGCTGCGCGTGAATGTGACGCCTTTGGTGGCACGGCGCTGCACCTCGCGAGCCAGCTCCCCGATGAGGTCGGCAGCCCAGCCGTGTGCTGAGTCTGCAAGATCGTACAGCTTGGCAGCGAGGCGCGTGGCTTCAGGGCAGGTGTGCGGCCTGGATGGGTAGAAGGGGAGAATCATATCAAACCTCACGGGCAGACAATAGGCCATGATGACAGTTTTGTCAACACTCGGAGTGAGCCAGATCACGGACGGAAGGTGTTGACAGAATCGCCATAGAGTACTATCATGTTGTTCATGAAGAAGCTGCTCATCGTGGTCTTCCTAGCCTGCACCGCCTGTGGAATTGTTCAGCTTCCGCCTCTCCCGATACCCACACCGACCCCGACCCCGACGCCAACTCCGACCCCGACCCCGACGCCAACTCCGACCCCGACCCCGACGCCAACTCCGACCCCGACGCCGACACCCACGCCCACGCCCACGCCGCCGATTGTGGCATTCCCGGTTCGGTTTCCTCTTCCGGGCGTGACGATCTACATGCGTAATCACAGGTATGGGAATGGGATCGACTCGACGCCACGGGTGTCGGGTGACCCAGAACTCTGCGAAGCGATCCACGGCGTCCGTGTTTCAGACTGCCATTTCGATAATGACCGTGGGCTATGGCAGTATCCGGAGCAGCGCGCCGACTACGAGGGCTGGGTGCTTGCTGGAGCACGTGCAGGCCTGACGTTGCCTGCCGCGCGTCTCGGCCCTGTTTGGGAGTACAGGGCTGGTGGCCAGCAACGCCAATGCCGCCAGCGTGAGGACGGCTTCGATAACACTAGCTGCGACCACTTTGGGAGCGCGGCGAGCGGCTGGCGAGACGATCCCAAGACCCCTGAGTTTGAGGGCCGCCCGGCATGGCTCTCGGCCCAACGCGACGAGTACGGTCCCTATGCGGGCTGGTTCATGTTGCCGCAGACGAGTGGTCCTGGCTTCGGGACGCTGATCCGTGCATGCCTTCCTGGGAGGCTGGGCGACGACGCGACGTGTGCTCCATTTGTTTTGGTAGACTGGAAGTAGGAGGCGAACATGGACTTGGCGGCATTCGTCAATGGCGTAGTCGTGGCCGTGATCCCGGTGCTTGTCGAAGGCTTCAAGGTCCTTCTTCCGAGGATTCCCCGCGTGGTGGTGTGGGCTTTGCCGCTGACGTTCGGCGGAATCCTCATATCCATCGGGAATTACCTGGCCGTTCTCCCGGCCGGCGCTGACGCTTGGCATGGAATTGGGCTCGGGGCCTTTGCGCTGGTGTTGCGTGAGCTGGTGACGACGGTCGAGGCGCACGGCTTGAACGCGTGACGACACTCTAGGTGAGCCAATGGGCGATCTTCTCCGGCGCCTGCTCCAGCGTGATGAAGGGTGTAAATTAGTTCCGTACCTCGATTCGCTAGGCTACTGGACCATCGGCTACGGACACCTGATTGACCGTCGCAAGGGCGGCAAGCTCCCGGACTGGATCAAGGCGTTCCCCATCTTGCAAGACGAAGCCGATCATCTGCTGGTTACGGACATTGTCGAGAAACAGAACAGGCTCGCGCAGTCATGGCCGGGAGTTGACGAGATGTCAGAGCTTGCGCAAACGGTGCTCGTGTCCATGGCGTTTCAGTTGGGGGTTGGAGGCGTCTTGTTATTCCGGCAGACGCTAGCGGCCCTAGAAGATGGACGTTGGGCGGATG